TCAATGCTCGCACCGCTCACCGAGTAAAAGTCGATGACGCGCACTTCACCGCGCAGCACTTGGTAAAACCAGATGGCGGTATCGTCCTTGTAGCCCAAGTCCCATGCGGTATAGACCTTCAAATGCTCGTCGTGCTTGACGCGCCCGATGCGTCCCTGATCTTGCGCCTCACGCATTTCTTTACCGTAGAACGCGCCGAGAATGGCGGCTTCAAAAGAGCATTCGTATTCCTGCAGGTACTGGTCCTCGCTCAACTGCGCCCGGGCTGCGTTAAGTTCCGATACCGGCAGCAGTCCGCTTGTCGAGGCCGGGAGCCGCAGCATGAACCACTCGTCGGGTATCCGCTGCGCCGTCTGGTAAATGTCCCAAAATTGATTCTTGCCCTTTGGCGTACCGGCGAATACCGCCCACCCCTGTTTGTCCGATAGCGCAGGGCGTATGACGTTGCCGAACACCGAGGGCCGAAAGTCGCCGTACTCGTCGAGGTAAATGCCGCTGAAGCCTAGACCGCGCATGGCATCCGCGTTGTCTGCGCCGAACAGCCCGACCTTTGCGCCGTTGAGTAGCGTTAAGGTCATCATCTGCTCGTTAGCGTCCGCGATCAGCGGGGCGGCGTAGAACTTGAAGTAGTCCCACGCGATGCGTCGAGCCTGATTCTGGTAAGGCGCGACATACCCGAACAAACCGTTAGGCCCGGTATACATCACGGCTGCGCGGATGATGTCGTTTACCGCTGCGACTGTTTTACCGGCTCGACGATGCGCGACGAGGCAGGCCCACCGCTTCGTGCGGTCGTGGAATGGAAGGAAGGCCCGCCGTGGGTTGTACGGCAGGACTATTTCAGTCAACGGGGTTGCCCCATGTGATTACTATGCGCTGCGCTTCGCCGTCTTTACCTGTGACCTCGCTGCGCTGCAACTTCGGCACATGGTATTCCAGCAACGAGGTAAAGCAGCCGAACGCCGCCTCTGCTCCACGGTCGCGGTGTATCTCGTCTAACCACCCCTGCAGCCGGTCGGCGTTGCCGTCCACGAATCGCGCTATAGCCTCCCGTGCGGCGGCTGTGGCCTTGTTGGGCAACCCTTTTGGCCTACCGGGGCCGGGTTTGCCACCGTTTTTAAAACGCTCTCCGTTAGCCATAGGCTTTACTTTCGGCGTTACGACAGGTTGTTGAGTTTATACCGGGTCGAGTCGATCAGTTCGCTGATTTCGTCCGCGATGTTGTCGAGGTGCGATTCCTTCGGCAGCGTTTTACGGGCTGCGTCTACGAACTCGTAAAGGCGCTTGAAATAGCCCTTCGGTTCCTTTGCCACCGGGAAGGTTGCCGGGTACTCGTCGATGATGGCGTAACAACCCTGATAGGCTTCGGCGTACTTGTCCACCAGTCCCACAATCGCGTCGTAATAGTCCCCGAGCGCCACATGGGTTGCGTAGGATTTCGTCTGCAAGTGCATCAGGTGCGCGACCGTTGCGCTATGCAGCAAAGTGGCGACGAAAGTAGCGGCGGGCTTGTGGTTCATGGGGTGTAGTGTATCAAAGCAGCCTACGAGCCGCACCAATCCGTGCTTCGGCAATCTTAACGTATTCCGGGTCGCGTTCAATGCCGATAAAGTCGAAGCCTTCCAGCATCGCGGCTTTACCCGTTGAGCCTGACCCCATGAACGGATCAAGGACGGTGCCGCCCGGTGGAGTGACGAGGCGGCATAGGTAGCGCATCAGGTCGGTGGGTTTGACGGTGGGGTGGTTGTTCCCCTCGCCCCTGTCAGCCTTGCTCGCCTTCGCGCAGTAGAAGAAGCGGGCGGCGCTGCCGGAGTCGCCGTAGCCCGTTTCGACCTCTTGCGGTTCAGCCGTTCCATATCGACCCTTGCCGCCGATGCTAGTGCCGGTTGTAAAGCCTCGGCGTAATGTGGCGCGTTTCATTCCTTGCGCCTGCGGAAACAGCCCCACCACCTCCTCGCTGCCATCGTGTATCAGGTTGGCGGGCCAGCGGCCTGCGGCGGTTGAACCTTTAGCGTCCTGCGGCATCCCGACCGCGCTCATGTTCAAACTATTTCCGCCCGCCTTGTTCCCCGCTGGCGCGTTATATCGCACTTCATTTCCCACCCTGCACCCATCCACATTCAGCGCCCCCGTGCCGTGCGCCAACACATTCTCCGCGACCGTGCCGATAAGCGGCTTGCGGGCGACGGTGATAGGTTCCAGCGCGGGTTTCAGGGCGGTACCCCATCCGGCCCATTGGCGGGCGGCTTCGGTGGCGGGGGCGGTTACAACATGACCCGCTCCAAAACCATATTCGGCTCCTTCGATGTTTGTGTCAGCGGTAGGGCGAGGCCTGCGTGCTGCATACGCCCCATTACCGATTACCGCCCGTTCAGCCCCCGCCGCCTTATCAATCGCCTTCGATACATCCAGCGACTTCGGGAACCCCGACCCGTACACCCACGCGATCATGTCGCGTATCTCAAACCCCGCGTCCTCAATCCGTACCGCCATTCGGTGCTGCGTCCGCGTCCCGGCAAAGGCGAGTAGATGCCCGCCCGGTTTCAACACCCGCAGACACTCGCGCCATATCGCCTCGCTCGGTACATCGTAATCCCACCGCTTGCCCATGAAGGCGAGGCCATAGGGCGGGTCGGTCACAATGGCATCAACGGAATCGGCGGGCAGCGTCCGCAGCACATCCAGACAATCCCCCGTGTAAATCATCGGCAATGCTCCGGTCTTATTGCCAACTGGTAAAGTTCCCGCAACTGCCGCACCGTCGCCTCGGGATCGCGTGCCTCTATCCACTCGCCGCGTGGTTCCCATACTGCGCGAAATGCCGCCTGCTTATCGCTCAACTTGCCGTTGGCGTGTTTGATTTCAAGCCAGCACACGAATGGTTTACCGCACGGCAGCGGCTTAACCGCCAACTTGTCGGGGATGGAGTGACCCGCCCGGGCGAAGTCCCACACGTCAAACCCCGCAGCCTTTACCGCATCGGTTACGGCTCCGTCGTTCATATCTCGTCGCATGGCGTAGCGCATCGTGGTTGAAACCCGCCCTTCTTCCTTGCGCCGATTATAGCCTTTCGCCCCTCGCGTGTCTGGCAACGCATCTGCAGCCGCGCATGGTCAAGGCCGATCATATCGCATATCCATTGCATCGACCCGATGCCATCCTCCGTGCTGTTAATCCACCGCATCGCCTGCCACCCATCTTCCCGGCCTGTCTTAGTGCAGTCGGTGATGGCCTGCCAGAGTACCGCAGCCCACAGCGCCCGGTAAGGGTTTGGCGGGAGGTCGTTGTCCGCGTTCAGGTCTGATTGGAAGTTGAAGCCGCGCATGATGCCCTGTCGTAAGTTTTGATGCCGTGCGATATCGCTTTGGAAATGATGTGCGCCTTGACGTTCCACGCTTTTGCGCGTTGCTCTAACAGTCCGAGCCATTCTTTACGCGCTATCCGTGCGGCGCTGTAGTCTGCCCAAAACGCCTCGTGTTTAGCCGCAGCGCGGTATCCCGCTTGATGCACAGTCCACCAAAGCGGTACATCGTGCTTTCGGCACAGTTCCTTGTTAGTTGGAATGGCGCGTTGTCGAGCGGCGATTGCTAACGCCTCACGATACTGTGCTTCGGTTAACGTGGGACTGTAGTACCGGCCTCGGATTTTCATTTAGCCTCCGCGCTGTGCGTCATAACAAGTTCACCTGTGCGCCGGTCAGTCGTTCTTGCTGCATGGCCTCGTAAACCGGGTTCAACTCACACCCGAGATACTGCCGCCCGTGCTGCACCGCTACCTGCGCCGTAGTTCCGCTGCCCATGAACGGGTCGAGGACAACATCGCCCTGCCGCGATCCGGCGAGGATGCACGGCTCTATCAGGTCGGGCGGGAAAGTGGCAAAGTGTGCGCCCTTGTAAGGCTTGGTCGTGACCGTCCACACGCTGCGCTTGTTGCGGGTTTCGTTAATAGTCACAAACGACTGTTGCCCGTTTGCCTTCGCATCCCCTTCGGTTCGCTTGCCCTCGTATCGGATGTTCCCTTTGCCGCTGCGATTGTCTTTGCCGAAGTATTGAGCAGGCTCGGCGATCGCATGGCTGTCAAAGTAATACCGCTCCGACTTTGACAGCAGGAAGATGTATTCATGCGCCTTCGTGCAGCGGTCGCGCACCGACTCCGGCATCGGGTTCGGCTTGTGCCAGATAATGTCTTGGCGCAGATGCCAGCCGTCGGCGCGAAGCGCAAAGGCCAGCATCCACGGGATGCCGATAAGGTCTTTGGGCTTTAGCCCAGAAACCCGCTGCCGTATTCCTTGCGGCCCGGGGTTTCCGCTGCCCAACTTATTGCCGCCTCCGCCAATGTCGCGCCCTGCATCATTGCGCCCTACAGTTCCGCCTCCAGCGTAACTATCCCCAATGTTCAGCCACAGCGTCCCATCGTCGGCCAATACATCGCGCACACAGCGGAACACTTCCACCATCGCAGCAATGTACGCCTCGGGAGTCTGCTCCAAACCTATCTGCCCTTCGTGGCCGTAGTCCCGCAGCCCAAAGTACGGCGGCGAGGTCACGCAGGTTTGAACCTTTACGCCGTCCGCTGCCCATCGCCGCATAGTCTCGCGGCAGTCGCCAAATTCAATCTTGTTCATCGGTTCCGCAGCCTCCCCAAGCCGCGTTCACCGAACAACTGCCGCACCATCCCCACCAGATGCGGGTCGTTCAGCACTTCAATGGCATCCGCGATCCGCAACGCAGCCGCCGCAGCATCGCGTAATCGCTCCACCGCATCGCGGTCGGGCGGGTCGCTCAATGTCAGGCGGGCAAGGTACGCCTCGCACAACTTCAAACGGTTCAGCGGCGT